GGGGCGTGGAAAGGAGGATAACATGTATCGACCTATTGGATATGGGTATCGACAGGGTAGTAGTTTATATACTTACCCCGATATGACACCTATCCGACATGCCTTCGCGGTACCTTTTGGCCGCGATGGCAAGTTAGACATCAAGTCTTCTTGGCTGACACAGGGGCGGGCCGTGCACAACGGACATGAGGTTGCCCATTGCAAGCTCGCCGGCGGTTTAGACCATGAACAGGTCTTTCCGACTACGGAGATCGTCGTTCAGAGTGGAGGACTACCAAGATATGCTATCTCAGGTATGTTCTGCTCTGGCAAGGGCTACGCGGAGCCACAACGTTACTTCTTTAGTGACGATACTGGGCTTTGCGTTAGCTTGTCTGTGTCAAGTTCTAGGGTGTGGTGCTACTTTGAGCTCTTAACAGATGGTAGGCAGAAGAAACCTACCTCTGCTCCGGAGTACAAGATGCTAAAAGGGACGTATGAAGTTACAAGACGTAACCCAAGCGGTTCCTGGCGTAGAGCACCAGTGATTCCCACTGCAGATCAAAGGCAGCTAGGCGACACAATCGCTGCGCTGGTCGCGGTCTACAGGCCCGCGTCGTGGGCGGTCTCAGACTGGTCTTGGGGCAAAACCTCAGGCCTTACCGAGGCTATCGCTGAGATAATATGGAAGTGCCGTATTTGGGCATCCGAGTCTCAGTACCTACAACGCGTAGAGGAATTCAAATTTATCCCACCCAAACCGGATTTCGCCTTAGACGAGCCGGCTACACTCTTGGGTAGCAGTCCAATTACTGTGCCTTATGGCGCATATCATTTGGCTGCGCTGCGACAAGCAGCGTACCTGGACTGTCTGGAGAAGGTACCCAAACTCAACGACAATACAATCTCTAACATTTTAGAGATTGTGCAGCTCATTGGGTCAATTGTGGTATCTAAGAAAATCGAGGTTCCTGACAGCTTAGCGGACACCTGGTTAAAGTATCGTTATGAGTACGGTACGACCAAGATGGACGTGCAAGAGGCCCTCAGCTACATGGCTAGAGCTTCGGCTGACCTCAGCAAAGGATTCTCGTGTTACGGCATGGCAAACGGGACGCTCACGAAGAGCACCGACGCCACTGTCAAGTGCACCATGCATTTGCGGCAGAAGGAGCTGGACTATCTGTCCACCCTTTGTAGCGGCCTATTCAAATATGGCCTTACTCCAAATGCATACGTGATATGGGACTTAGTTCCATATTCATTCATCGTCGATTGGTTTATTCCGATTGGCGACATTCTGCACGGGCATGATATGGACCAGATATATAATCGAACATTCGATATATCTAACATCTGGTATTCGCTCACCTACGATCGGCTAAGCGACGCAGGGAATGTCATGCATTATTATACTCGCTGGGCGGAGAGCGACACCCCTAACCTTAATGGTTTCTATACTATAGAGACCAACAGCACAACCGGCAAGACTGTGGCGATGCGCATTCTCGATGCGTTGTCCTTGTCGTACCGCCGGTAGAAAGGAGCCTTGTATGGCAAAAACATCTACGTTCGGATATTCGAACAAAGAGGCTGGTACCAATACGGTCACCCCTCTCAAGTTGGGTTTGACTACAAATTACGCTCTCATGAGAGACAGCGCGGATGTGGTCGACCTTAACAACAAAACTGCACCAATCGATCAGGAGGAAATTATTTCCTTTAGATCTCGTGAAGTGCAAAACATTCCTTCTACTGTGACAGTAAATCATCCGTCAACAGTTAAGAAAGGGATGGAGTACGGCATTAAGATTGAAGAGGTGCTAAAGACAGTGGATTCCACTGACGCATCCTTCGAGGTAGACGATCCAATAACTATGACTCTGGCAATCCGCCATAAGAAGTCAGGCTATGTGACCGGCGCCGTAGTCGCTGAGGTCTTCCTCCGAATGGTCTCTTCTTTAATGAAAGAAGACGGCACATGGAGATTTGATGATCTGATGAGATCAGCAGAAAGACCCGTAGAAGATTAACCTGTGCGAAATCGCACAAAACTATTTTTGACCGCATACGCGGAGAAAGGAGTTCCACATGGAATTCAAAATTTATGGAGAACTGTTCTCATATGAGGACGCCAAGAAAGTTGCAGCTAGTGATGCTGCGGACGTTTCGACATCCAAGACGTACGCAGAGAGTAATGCATTTGCTTACTACGTATTAATTAATACGTGGCTAATGCTTACCCGCGATTTCACTGGTTACGCCCACGTCTACTTAGGTCAAGCGATATTGAAGAGGGGTCTCCTCCCCGTGATCGCTGCTTGCCAAGACGACGCTGACGAGGTAGTCCATGGTACTATGAGGTTATCGCCTTTGGCGGTGAACCTGTATTCAGATGTTCAGTCTTTCGCACATGTGAACAGGCTTACACCTGCGTACAATATAGGCAAAGACACCATGGCAACGCTTTTGACCCTGCTTCGGTACCCAAAGAGATTCTCGCCTTCTGAGAATGATCTCATTCAGAAGAAGAGCATCAAGGATTTCCAAGATACTGAAAATAGGTCTAAGGTGTTACAGCGCCATGAATACTCGAGATTTGTCATTGATCTAGTCCGAGACGAGGTACATAATTTGTACCCCTGGGATGAAATCTGTGATGCTATTGAGAGTAGAGGACCGGAAGATCTCCGGTTTTCATCTGGTGCTGGGTTTGACACGAGCGCGAAGCTCGGCGACAAACTTATTGCGATCTCAAAGCACCCTTCCGGATGCCTGTATTTCCCGCAGCCCTTCGGTGCACGGCAAATTGCCTTACCGCCGGAGAAGCGTGTGAGTGATTACAGACCAGTAAGAGTTCAAGCTGTCCCTAAAAGTTATAAGGCAGCTCGAATAATTGCTATGGAGGATACTTACAGACTCGCTGTGGCGAAGGATATAGAATATATCTTTCGGCGCTTCGATCGCTCCCTCAGGGGTATAAACCTCGAGGACCAGAGCATCAACCAAAAGTTGGCTGCGGAGGGGTCCGAGTCAGGCTATTACGCCACTCTGGATGCCTCTCACGCGTCAGACACTATCACGAAAACACTGTTTAGGGAGTTATTCCCGCAGCGTTACGTCGAACTAGTGACGCCTCTTATCGGCACGCACTGTATTGTGGACGGACAAGTCCGCCCGATGCAAATGTTGTCGACATCTGGGCACGCTCTAACGTTTCGTCATGAGACGATCGTCTATAAGTGTGTTCCTTTAGCAGCCGACAGACTCTACTGCAGGTTGACCGGGGAAGAGAATCCCTTCGCGTGGGCTTACGGCGACGACGCATTAATGCCGTCAAGGTCCGTGGCTCTCGCTATAGAGTTTTACTCCCGTTTAGGCATGCAGATCAATGAGTCGAAAAGTTTCTTCTCCAGCGAAAATCTCTATCGAGAGAGTTGCGGAGAGGAGTACTTCCACGGAACTCAGGTAACGAGCTTGTATTTCCCTCGATTCCCCATCGTGGGGCGCGTGGGTAACAACGGCTTAAGCCTGGATAGTCAGACCTATCACGATGAATATCGCGGTAAGTTAGACAACTCGCTAACCATGCTGATTGATTTACAGAAAAAGTTATTTCCTGTATCTCGGTCTTGTGGCGCGTTCCTTGCGGAAGTTGTTTTAGCAGCGTATCCTACTATGACAATGTCAGTCGAGGGTACTGTCTGCTCCGATCTCTGGGGCTACCAGGATACGGGTAAAATCCGGTCGTTGCGAGCATATTCGGTGGAGATGGATCGCAGCTTGCCTTATGCAAGCCAGCGAAGGGCAAGTCGCCATTTTGAGCGACTCGAGAATTTGCCACTGTCTTCAGCGGCCCGAGATGTGATTGACCGGTGTGTCAAGCTGGATACGCTTCATTGCGTGCCAACCGTGACATACTCCTCTGCTCAGAAAGCCGATAATAGTATCAATCGTACCTTGTACGACCTATACTGCTACCAGGATTTCCTGAAGCACGGCCCGCGCTATGCGGATCCGTTGATGGAGTTGCTCGGTATTTCCGAGCCTAGGCCTACGTTTGCGTCTGTCTTTGGACGGAAACAGTTAGCCATTAACATGAAGTAATTCTACTTCAAAAATCGTGCAAATCGCACGTGGAAAGGGAGGAAGGTTGTATGCCGCATCAACTATTATTATTTAATAGCAG